ATCACGTTCGGTGTCGCCCAGTCCGTGGGCTTCAGTGAAAGCCGCCTGTCCAAGGAGCGCGAGAACGTCCTGCGCTTCTATAACAGCGAGAAGCCCTACAAGGCCCACCACGGCGACAGCACATACATGTCGTCCGACGTCTACGAGGGCGTCGAGCAGATGAAGGCCCAGCTCCTCGAGACGTTCACCAAGAACAACCGGCCGGTGTCCTTCTCGGCCGCCCGCAATGAGACTGAAGACGCCGCGCGTGTCCGCACGGACTATGTCACCGACGTCATCTTCCGGCAGAACCCCGGCTTCTCGATCTTCCACGACACCATCCACGACGGCCTGATGGGCCGCGCAGGGGTCTGCAAGGTCTGGTGGGACGTGCGGTCGCGTAAGGAGGCATACGAACTCAATGACGCCTCCAAGGATGACCTGATTGGCTTCCTCACCCAGCAGGACGCGAAGGTCGACGACTTCGACCTGAACGAGGACGGCGAGACGTTCAAGCGGGTGCGCCTGACGGTCACCAAGGACATCTCCCAGGTCAAGATCGACGTGATCCCGCCTGAGGAGTTCCTGATCAGCCCCATGGCCGTCGACGTGGACAGCGCGGACCTGATCGTCCACCGGCAAAACAAGACGATCTCTGACCTGATCAAGATGGGCTACCCCAAGGCCAAGGTTATGCTGCTTCAGGACAACGACAAGATCTGGATGCAGACCGAGCCTGAGCTGCTGGCCCGTCACGAGATCACAGACGACCTGATTGGCACCAAGGTGCTCGAGGACGGCCAGAAAGCCCGCCAGACGTGCATGTTGTACGAGGCCTACCTCGAGTTGGACATGGACGGCGAGGGCACCTCAGAGCTGTTCAAGGTCGACATGGTGGGCGACGTCGTGCTCGACAAAGAGCGCGTCGACCGCAAGCCGTTCGTGTGCTTCATCCCGCTACCCGAGCCGCACAAGTTCTGGGGCGTCAACTACGCCAAGCTGCTGATCCCGACGCAGACAGCCTCCACCTACCTGACGCGCTCGATCATCAACCACACGCTGATCACCAACAACCCCAGGTGGCAGGTGGTGCGTGGTGCCGTGGCCAACCCACGGGAGCTGATGGAGAACCGCTTCGGCGGCATCGTCAACGTCGCGCGCCCTGATGGCGTCATTCCGTTGCCCCAAAGTGGCCTGAACCCGTTCGTGTTCCAGACGATCAACATGTTGCAGGATAAGCGCAGCCGGTTGACGTCGGTGTCAGACCTGTCACAGGGCCTGAACGGCGACGCGGTGTCCAAGCAGAACAGCCAGGGCATGGTGCAGGATCTGATCGCCGTCAGCCAGATCAGGCAGAAGGTGATCGCCCGCCAGTTCGCGGAGCGGTTCCTGAGGCACCTGTACACGATGGTCTATCAGCTAGTCCTCGAGAACGAGAGCCGCGAGAAGATCGTTCAGGTGGCCGGCGAGTGGGTTCCGATCGACCTCACCGAGTGGCCTGAAGAGGCCGACATGTCGGTCGAGTTTGCCCTCGGCTACGGCGAGCAGGAGAAGGAAGCCCAGAAGTGGGTAGGCATTGACAAGTACCTGAGCCAGGAACCGGGGATGCAGGGCTTCTACCCGCCCCAGAAACGCTTCGGGGTCGTAAGCAAGGCCCTGCTGGCTATGGGTGTGAAGAACGTCAGCGACGTCATCCTCTCGCCCCAGCAGGTTCAGCCACCACCACCCAACCCGATGATGCAGGCCGACATCGCGGTCAAGCAGGCCGACGCCAAGGTCAAGCTGGCCAACGCCCAGGCCGCCGTCATGAAGCTACAGCAGGATGCGCAGCAGATGCAGCTTGAGCAGCAGGATAAGGTTGCCAAGTTCCAGCTTGAGACGCGCAACGCCGACGCGAAGATACAGCTTGAGCAAGATAAGCTGGCCCACAAGGTCGCCGTCGATGCCGCGGAGATCAGCCTCGAACGCGCCGCCCAGGCCGTCGACAAGCTGACCGCAGTGGCCGCGCCGACGCGCTCCTAAAGGAAACCCCGTGGCTTTTGCACCCGACATCGAGCTGGCCCTCGAGCGGGGGGAGGCGGCTGCTGCGCTGTTGCGCAGCGCCTGCTTCATCTCCGTCGTTGACGACCTCTCGAACTACCACCTAGCGGCCCTGTGTGCGTCCCCTCCGGGGGACGCGTCACGGGACGCCCGTGACTTCCACCACCTTCTCCACCACGCGCTCACCCTGATCGTCGACGAGCTTCGCACCCGCGAGGCCACCGCCGCCGAGCTGATGAACCGCGACAACGAGGATGACGATTGATGCCCGACGAGATCGCCCTCGGCGACGACGCCGCCGACGCCTTCTACGCAGACATGATGGGCACCAAGAAGGAGCCCAAGGAGGCCCCCGAGGAGCCCGTGGAGGCGTCCGTCGAGGACACCGGTACCACTGAGGCCAAGGACGCCTTCAAGGCCTCTGACGACGAACCTGAAGCCCCTGTGGCGGAAGAGCACGACCCTGACGACGACGAGGTCGAGTGGGGCGCGGACGACGCCAAGGTCAAGGCGAAAATGCGCGACTTGAAGGAGTCGTATGCACAGAAGGCCAAGTACGAGGCCGACAGCGTCAAGTTCGCCGAGACCCGTGCCCGCGTCGAGAACGACGGCCAGCGCGCCACGGTGGCACTGAACAAGATGCTGGAGAAGGCCCAGGCCCGCTGGCAACCCTACAGCGAGCTGGACTTCCTCGTCCTGGCCCAGCAGTTGGACCCTGAAAGTCTGGCGGCGATCCGCAAGGACGCTGTGGAGGCCCTGAACGACGTCAAGTTCCTGACGTCTGAGCTGGATGGCACCGTCAAGGCCCGCCAGCAGGCCAGTCAGCAGCAGTATCAGGCGGCCATCCAGGCCAGCGTGAAGGAGCTGTCGGACCCCACCACCGGCATCCCAGGCTTCGGCAAAGACCTGTACGAGCAGATCGTCCAGCACACCCACAAGACCACGGGCACTAGCCCGGAGCAGTTGCGCACCATCATCGCGCCGTGGGCGGTGAAGATGATGCACAAAGCGATGCTCTACGATAAGGCGGCATCGAAGGTCACCGTGCAGGCCACCAAGGTGGTTCACAGGCCCACGAAGGTGCTGACGGGCACCGGCAAGACCCCGCCGGCCGCGGCAGGCGACGCCAAGACGCGCACGATGAACGCTCTGCGCAAGTCTGGCACCCAGGATGCTGCGGCAGACGCGTTCCTCGCGCTCCTCGGCGGCGGGTCTGACGAATAACACAACCCCCTCTCTGCAATAGGATACTGCTATGTCCACCGGAACCATCGAAAGCTACGACCAAGTCGGCAAGCGTGAAGACGTCAGCGACATCATCACGAACATCAGCCCGACGAAGACCCCGTTCGTCACCATGATCGGCACCGAGTCGATCCACAACACCCTGCACCAGTGGCAGGAAGACAGCCTTATGGCTGTGTCGGCCACCCCGCTGATCGAAGGTGCAGCCGCGCCGACGCCGACGTGGCAGGCCACCGTGATGCGGAACAACAACACGCAGATCTTCTCGCTGACCGCGCAGGCCTCTGGCACCACTGACGCCATCAAGACCTACGGCCGCAGCAAGGAACTTGCGTATCAGCTCGGCCTGCGCGCCGCGGAGAACAAGCGCAACCTCGAGTACGCTATGGTGGGCACGCAGCAGGCCCAGACGGTGGGCAACGACACCACCGCCCGCGCGTTCGCAGGTGCGCAGGCCCAGGTCAACACGAGCGTGACCCTGTACGCCAACAACGGCGCAGGCGGAACCTTCGGCACCAACGGCACCGGCACCGCCGCGCTGAACGAGACCATGATCCTGAACGTCTGCCAGCAGTTGTACACGAACGGCACCGAGCCGACCGTGCTTCTGATCAAGCCGGGTGATGCCCTGAAGGTCGCTGCGTTCACCGCGGCCACCGGGCGCACGCGCTACCTCGACGCCAAGCAGACCACCTTGGTCAACGTCGTGGACGTGTATGTGACCCCGTTCAGCGGCGATGGCCTGAAGGTCGTGCTGGATCGCTTCATCAACACCACCGACGCCTTCATCTTCGAGCCCGACATGTGGAAGCGCCTTGTGCTCCGCAACTGGTTCCGCGAGAAGCTGGCCATCACTGGCGACTTCACGGAAGTGATGCTCGTCGGAGAGTTCAGCCTGAAGCACCGCAACTGGTCCGCGTCGGGCCGCATCACGACCCTGCTGTAACACCAGCAGGCTTCGTCTCGCTTACTCAGGGGGCGCCTTCGGGCGCCCCTTTTTGTTTCTGGAGTAGCCCCATGCTGTATTCCGGCCTTCGGCCGCAGAAAGTGACGTCCCTGGCGATCGGTGCCACCAGCACCGCCGGCACGGCAGTCAGCCCCAACGTCAAGACCGTGCGCATCGCCGGGAGCCAGCCGTGCTGGGTCAACCTGAACTCTGCCGCCGCCGTCGGCACCGGTTGGTACATGCCCACGACGTGCGTCGACTTCCTGTCCGTCTCTGACGGTGACTGGTTCGCTGTCATTGAGGCTACCGGGTCCAGCGCAGGAACCCTCTCGATCACCGAGATGGGGCACTGACATGCTGGACGTCAACTCCACCCTCGTCAGCCGTGGCGACGGCTTGGCCATTCACCGCGAACAGACGATCAGCGACGAGTTCCTCGACCACTTGGACAGCGAGCGTCTGGCCGCCTCCACAGTGCGCGCCCAGGACAACCTGAAGGTCGCTTCAGTCCCCGTCTCGGTCGTCGAGATCTGGCTGCGGCAGGGCTTCGACATCTACTCGGCCAAGCCCCGCGACATCGTCGCGCGTCTCCGTAAGGACGGCCTGGACGCCTTCGTCACCACCAACAAGAAGATCTGAGGGAGCGCGCCATGGCTTACCAAGACATGCAGAACATGATGACGGGCATCCTCAACCGAGATGACTGCACGTCGGCGCAGGCCGCGGCGTTCCTGAACCTGGGCATCGGGCGCATCCAGCGAGAGTGCCGGTTGCCCTGCATGGAGCGGCAGTACTCCGTCACTCCCACGGCGCCCGTGGCGTGGATCTCCGTTCCGACGGACCTGATCGAGATCATCGACGTGCTCTACGCGGGCGCCGACGGCATGTACCGGGCCCTGCGGAAGCTGCCCTACCGTGAGCTGCTCCGTGTCAGCCCCAACGA